TCATTGTCAAAACTTTCTGCAGCAGTAGCAGCAGCATTGTCTAACATTTGCGACATGCTGGTACGCAATTCAGGAATATCTTCAGTACGAATAATAAGATTGTCAAAAGGCGAGGCAACAGTATTTGCAGGTGCAGATGTTATTGCTGCAGGTCCTTCGCTATACGCCTTGGTGATGTCTTCAGGCAAGACAAACCTTGGCATGCCATCCAATACCTGTTCTATTTGCGCCCTAGCAAACCCTGTCTTTCTTGCCAACTTGCTCACGTCATTAGATGATTGGGTGTCATACACTTGTGTGTGATCAGCCAATTTCTCACCTGAGCCTGCAATGCTATCCGCGCGACTGTTCAGATAATCACGAATTGCAGGCGCGTAGGCTGGGTCTACGCTTTCATTGTTATAGCCTGACGCGTAGCCAATACGATACCGCTGCTGCCCATTAGCCCCAAGGTGTGATCGATCAAACTCCAGAGTGGCAACAGGCCTGCCGGTTTCTAAGCTACGAATTGAGGCAAGCTGGTTACCTTCATATAAGCCTCTAATATACGAAGTGCTAGCCCCTGCAGCATTAGGATTAGACTGTCCAGTGACGGGGTCAATAATGGGCTCGTATCTTTGCTCTTCGCCTGTAAAGGGGTTAACCTTACCTCTAGCTGCGGTGCCGCCTTGGCCTACGCAGTGATCAAGTATTGCGGTGTCTTCACTTACACGAGCCGTTGCAACATCAACAGGCGTGTCTTTAGTCAATTCAATAACCCCGGCATTGCCGAAGGTCATACTGTTAGGCACATCACGCTGCAACACGGCACGCAAGTTATCTTCAGCCGTTGTAATGTATTGTGCTTCTTTAACTTTCTTTTCTGCTTCAAGCTTAACGCGCTCTTGCGCCTTGCCACGTACAAAGTTTTCAACGGTTGTCTTCTCAATCTTGTCAAGCGGAATCTTACCCGACATAACGTCGTCATAAAACTTACTGGCAACGTCTTTAAGCCCTACATCTTTTATAGCACGATGCGCGCCTTGATACACCAATGCTTCTTTTGGCGTTTGCATTAGCGTAGGATAGAACTGACGACGCGGGTAATCCATTTCTTGTGCAGACTCGGCAGGACGCGGTATTACCGCTGCGTCAGTCACATCTTCGTATATTGCGCCAAGCTGCAAGTTCTCAAGTTCTTTTTGCAGTTTATCACGTGCAGCAGCTTTGGCGCGTATCGGATTTGTTAGTGCTGCGTACTCACGCAATTGCGCAGGATTTGCTAAGCCTTGCGCTCTTGCTGCAGTAGCCAACTCACTACGACGAGTTTCTAAGCCAGCAAGTTCTTGGCGCGCATTACGCAGGTCACGCTCTTTGGCATCAAGTATCTTTTCAAATGACCCGCCAATAGGGTATCCGCCCTTAACACGATTTGACTCGGCATCAGAATACACATCGCGCTGTAGATTTTTAAGCGCCCCAGGCGTCAACATGGTCAAGCCTTCACTTGCAAGCTTGACCAGTGGGTCACCCTCGGTGCCTACGTTACGTTCAATGTAGTTGCTAAAAGGTCCTGTGAGCCACTTCATTGCTGCAAGGTGGCGTTTTTCCAACTCTGCAGGCACAGGCATACCGGATGCTTGACCCTCAGGTGTCTGCGTTAAGAAATCATTTAGTATGACCAACTGCATACGAGCTTTGGACTCTGGGTCGGCGTACTTGGCGTCAAACGCTTCTCTTGCGTTCCACGCATCCGGCGCGTCTGGGAACATTTGATGAAGACGAATGTTAAGGTAGTTGTCAAACGCGTGCTCGGTTTGCCGATCTGTTCCCGCATTGGTCTTATAGTTCTCAGCAATGCCTAGCAATTCACTAGGCGCAACCTCGGTTGAGTAAGGCTTTGCAAACTCATCCAGTAAGATACTGCCTGCAGGGTCTCTTGGGTATTGGTAGTTGGGGTCCGTGCTGGTACGTGTAGGGCTCATAAGCCTTGAGCCCTTAGGCCTTACAGCGTAAAGACTGGTCTCAGGCATGAGAATATCAGGCACACCAGGAATTAGACTTTTGCCTGCTGCTGTTCGTGCCGCTGTGATGTCTCCAATGTCCTGTGCCACGCCTTGCAGCTTAGCGCCATACGTTGGCTGACCTGTGACTGAGTCTAAGCGCTGCAGGCCGGACTGCGCATTGGTGAAGTCGGTAGGTATGTCGCGGACTTGGCGCCCCATGCGTGTTGCCTCTGCGCCCATGACCCGCACGTCATTTGGTGTGAGCATAGGACGGGGCGATACGGGGGCGTGGCCTGGCATACCAGAGCCTGGGCCTGCAGCGGGGAGATGCAGCGCGTCAAACACTGTGCCTAAGCCCTCTTCAACATTCTGCATTGCCGGTGTTTGTGGCTGCTGATAGAACTTAGCTGCCTGCTCGGGCGCATCAGGCCTGACCATCCGGTCTCTTGCCTCCTGTGCCGAGGCCTCATCGCCTAAGGCGCTATGCATAAGCTCTGCGCCCTTTGCCTGCACGTTACCCAATGCGCCTGCATAGGCACCGACAAACGGGCTGGCCATGTTGGCACCAATCTTACCCACGTCACGCATCATCAGTTGCAGCATCAGCGGATTGTAGTTGTTGACCAGCTTCTTAAAAGTCTCAGGCACGTGATCCAAAGGGCGTGCAGGCGTAGGGGCAGGCACCGGACGGTCATAGCCGGGGATTTGCGATACAGCAGGTGATTGCTTTTGTGCCAACGCAAGGCGCATCTGGTCAAGACTTGCCTCGTCATCCGGTACGTAATTGCCTAGCGCGTCATATGCCATGATTAGTCCTTTGCTGTTTAGTAATGACTACCAGTAAACCAATCATTAAGCGAATCTTTGTCCACTTGCATTTTAAGATCTTTTAAAGTGCGTGTGATTGTTCTTCTAGATGCCGGACGCCCTGTCTCATTTCTTGAAACCTCAGACATAGTGTCAAACATGTCCCAGTCATTTTTAAATACGTCTGTTGATAGTGCGTCACTTGGTAGTGCCTCTATAACTTCTCGTAGTGCGTCTTTTAAAGGCCCAAAGTATTCACTTTTTGCATCATTAGACGTTGCATTTGTCTTATAGTCTTGTAGCAATTTTGTAATATTGTTGCGTTGCTCTTCAGATAGCATTTCTGGATTAGCGCTAGATAAATACTTGTCAACGTGGGAAGCCATGCGATCCTCAGTATTTTCTTCTGAGTATCCACCTAAGTTTACTGAGCCATATCTAATGTAGTCATATAGTGCGCTTTTAAAGAAGTCTAAAGACGCTTCAGGAATTATAGCAGGCGCAACAGGCGATGCAGGCGTAATTGCAGCTTCCATTAAAGGCGACAGTACTTCTTTTGCAACATCTGTAGCCTTAGGTACAGGCAGTTGGCTTTGTATTGCTGCTGACGCTGCGCGTTGTAGCACTTGACGACGCGTTACAGGTGCATTAAGAGCTTTGTTTGCCAATTGCCCTAATGGATTAGCAGGCTGAGGCGTAGGTTGCGGTGTGGGCTGAGGCGTAGGCTGAGGCGTAGGCTGAGGCGTAGGCTGAGGCGTAGGCTGAGGCGTAGGCTGTGGTGTAGGCGTAATTGATGACGTAGGAACTGGAATATCACTTGCTCTAATTGCAGGCAAATTAGTTGTAGAACTTTCAGGCAAGCCAAGTATCATGCGTCGTTGCAAATCAACGGGTGGCATAGCAAGCTTAGGTTTAGCCCCTTTGCCAAAGAAACCTACAGGCTGCATATTGGGGTCTTGCCCTAAAAGACTTGCGCCATCATCATATTGATTTTGTAACTCAGCACGCATTTGCTGTAGCGTAACGTCATCATCATATGCCATATGGGTTCACCCTCACAGTTCGGTCTTCATCATACGAGTCTTCGCCATTGTACACAGGATCAATGCTTATGAACCCCATGTCTCGCAAAACTCTTAGTGCCTGCGTAGTTGAGTCCACCAAGTCATCGTGTCGGACTTCGGGGAACGCGCATAACTGTGCTATGACAGTCTCTGCCCAGTCACGTGCGCAACCTGGCGACACGCTGGACTCAGGTATGTAGACTCTGCCCTTGGCTATGATGGGCGATACAATGTTGAGCCGAGTCATCTTATCCGCATTGCCCGGGTTATAGCTTCTAATCGGCAGACCTGCGCGCTGTAGATCTTGGATCAGTGAGATGCCGGCCGACTTATCCTCAATCAGAATCAGGTCTACCTTTTTCCCGTGACCAAACTCGTTCTCATCACCATAAATCGCAGTGTACTCATCCACGACTTTAGGGCGCAAGTCAGGGTACTGCATGTATTCTTCCCAGGCATCGATGAGCATGACACTCATTGGCTTGTCGGGATTAGGCTTGAAGACGCCCCACACGGTGCAGGCGGTAGGGTCATTCTTTGTTTTGTCCGAGGTGGCGCAGTCATAGGACTGCACGACATACTCAAACCGGGGCAGCGGCTTCTCATTTGGCCAAAGCCTGAACCAGTCTCGCTTCACGATACCCGACTCTTCTGGGTCAATGATCTCGGCGTGGATCTCTTGGCGCCCAAGTGCAGTGCCTTCGTATTGGAGAATTTGAGCTCTGAAGGTCGGAGCGAGGTTCTGGAGGTTGTCGTATGTACTGGCCGAGGTGTACACCACATCCTCGCCATCTCGCGCCACCAGATCCACTATCAAGGGCTTTGGCTTTGGCGTTGTGGTGCATATCATCAAGGGCTGATCGCCGAGACGCATGCCAAACTGAATCATGTTCCAAGCTTCGTCCAAGTAATCCCAGGCAGCCAGCTCATCAAACCAACCCCCATGGAACTGAGGTCCGCGAAAGCGTGATGGCTCAGACGCCGGAATCCCCTTGATGATGGACCCGTTGATCAGGTAAATCTCATGCAAAGATCGAGTGTAGTGGTCAATCAGCTGCTCGGGTATGACAACCATGAGCCCCGAGTCGCCTTCAAAGCAAACATCACGCACGTCCGAGGATGTAGGCGCCGAGACTAGCCAACGAGTCTTGGGGTTGGTCCACGCTTGCCACCAAGTCCACTCAGCTGCTGCGCGAGTCTTGCCTGCCCCTCGCCCCGCCAACAGCAACCAAATGTTCCACCAATTTCCTTTGGGCGGAATCTGGTGATCATTGGCTATTGTGAGCCACTTTTGCCGAGCCTTGTGCGCAACTTTACGCTCAACGGACATAAGGCCAAGATCTGGCCCCTTGCGAATCCGATCCGCGAACTCATTTGCTCTTGCTGGACGTAGCATCGGCTTGGCGCGTTGCTAACAAATCATCCAACAAAGCGCTGGAAAAGTCATGCACATGATCAATCTCGATGGGCCCATCATTCTTTCCTGTAAGCTCAACTTTGGAGTTCTCGCGGTACTGCTCGGGGAAGCGCGCCGCCATGGACCGCGACCAAAGACCTGTGTTCAGCTTCACACCACCCGGCACTTCCTTAATGTGATCACGTGCCAGATCTTCCCAGTATGACAGCGAATCAAGACGTGCTTGTTCTAAGGCGTGTCGAAATTCCTCATGTGCGCCTTCCCAAGCAATCATGTTATGCAGCCCGATGTTTATGCGCGAACAGATCTGCCAACGTGAAAAGCCCTCTTTACCGAGCTCAACGATTTCAGCGCAATACTTGGGGTCGTACTTCGAGGGACGGCCCAAGAACTTTCCGTTCTTAGATGGTGTCTTTGTAGTCATGGGAGAATTGTACCTTGAAATGTGGAGTGTGTGTAAATTGTGTGTGGTAACATAACAACCGTGGTAACAAACCGCAAAAACTCTTTTTATAGAGAGTGCATATATACTATATTTCTATATCTATATTCTATATAAATATATTTATACTGTTACTACTGTTACTTAGTTACTAATCAATACCAGCAATGGTTCGAGAGGTATCATCTCGTAACACCTAGCAGCCCTGTAACAGTGGTTTTGTGCACACTTTGTGCACTTATCACGTGTTTTGAATACTTTCTATTTCTGTTTCGAAGTGTAGTACTTCTGTTAACGATTAGCGACGCCGTCGTGATAATCATTATCATTTGGCTTTTAATTTTTATAATATGATATTTAAAAGCTGCCATTTTGCTCTAGTTCACGTTGCATTGCGGCTTCAGTCTTTGTGACAACCTGCGACCAAGTGATGCTTTGCCGTGCCGCTTCGGCTGTTGTTGCTGTAATAAGCGTGGTGTAGCGCACCGGTTTGCCGTTGACCTTAATCAGCTTGCTGGGCTCTAATTCCCCATGCGCCTGCAGGGCCTTGCGTATGTATTGCGCCTTGGCTCGTGAATCGTGGCCCCAACGCTCGCTAAGCACTTGTAGCTGCGAGGCCGTAAAGGCCGCCACGCCATCCAGATGGGCATCTATCCACGCCGATAGCTCGGCTGCCAATGACTCCATTGGGGTTTTTGATAATTCAATGGCGATCTTTTTGTAGGCCGTAGTCGGGGCGGGGGCGTAGGCGTCAAAGCTTGTAATGTCGCGGTTCATGTACCAGTTTAAGACCGCCGAGAAGCCGGATCCTTCCTTACTATGCGCCCACGCCATCATGCCTTTTACTCTATCCAAAATGTCTTGCTGGCTGAAGGTGGGGCATTTGTAGATGGCCTCTCTTCGTGAACTAGTGCCCATATGCGTGACGTATGGCTTATTGGATGTAAAGACGTAGTTGACGTAGTTCTTAACGGCATACTGAGCCCCGTACTTATTGTTGATCGTGATCTCTTTGCCGGTGATAAGGTTTTTAAGCTTCGCAGAGTGGTCATCCCTGTCCGATGAGGGCTCATTCACTACGATAAAGATCTTGCCCTTCATCATGCCGTTGAAGTTGCTAAAAAGGTCATCGGGCCCCAAAGTGGCAGCCGGTGCATTCTCACCCATACCCAGCATCTCGGCTATAAACTCCGGGATTGCGGATTTGCCCATGCCTTCCATGTCGTGGATAAACTGAGGGGTTGTGTTATTCCTACGCCATGGGCATTGGATGACATTGGCAACCCAGTCGTGCCAGTAGGCTTCAAAGTGCGGCTCGGCCTGAAAAAAGTACTTGCAAAAGTCCAGGTAAGGGCTCGGGTCACCGGCCTTAGGCTCATAGGACCAGTTTTTAAAGAGATTGTACTGTCTATCCGGTGTGATGGTCAAACCTTGGTACTCGGGAAACATGCCAATGCCTTTTAGGTCGCACCGCCTAGCCCAGTCTTTATACTCATCAAGGATGTAGACTTGTTTGTTGCTGGTGCCGCCCCGTGGCCGTTGAATGACTTGTGTGAATGAGTGCTGTGCCGCGTCGATCCTCGCTTTATTCCAGCCTAGGAGCAAGCCGTCGTGCAATCGAAGGACATCCCCATTCATTATGGCGTATTTGGTTTTGAATTCATATAACTTGGTCTCAAGCGTGTCAATGCCATTCATCACCGTGCTGGTCGTGGTTAAGACTTGCCCCAAGGTTCCACCGGCTAATAAATGATCATCTATGGCGTATTTACTTCCCTTGCCTGAGCCGAACTTGCCTACGCGGCAAAGGTGAACCTCGGCGCCAAGTCCTCGTAAGGTGACTGCGAGTTTAGTCTCCGCCATGCCTACTTGCTCATTAGGCTCCCCGTCCTCCCCTGCCCCATCGTAGTCAAAGACTACATAGACTTTGCGGTGCTTTTCGGCGAAGCTGCTTTTCCTTTGCCAATAGATCTTCATGAGATCTTGGTGCAGATGCAACCCCGTTTTATCTGTCCATGAGGTGACACCGGCCAAGCCGATGGCGGCATAGCTTAGCTGATCGGCAGTGATGGATTTGGTAAGCTGCCAGGCCTTGAATTCCCCCTCCGTAATGATGATAGGAATATCCACATCCTGAGCTATTTGCTTCCAAGCTACACAAGGGGGGAAGTACACGTGAGACCCCGAGGCCCGGGGCTGTGAGTACTTCATCTTACCTTTAGGCGTGAGGATACGCACCCTGCTAAAGCCAGTTTCCTTGCCATCCACGCCATAGTAAGGGAGCTTTACACTCCACTCACGGGTATGGCCCATCAGATTGTACGTGTCTTGGGGGTCCAATAGCTCAAGGCCTAGATTTTCTATGTCCGTGAGGTTAAATTGTCTATCCTTTAAGAAGTTTTGATATAATTGGTCAGGTTGTTGTGTTTGTGCTGCAAAGCCGGATGACATGATTTTCCTTTATGGTTATACACGCAGTTGCCATAAACTTCAAAGGCTCGGTGCTACCATACACCGAGCCTTTTCTTTTTGCTCTTACCACCAAAAAAGTCAACCCTGTCCTACACGCCATGCTCTTGTCA